GAAGTGTTGTTTGTCTCTACGCCAAAGGGATTTAATCATTTCTACGACCTGTCTAACCTAGAATCTACAGATACAGATTTCAAAACATTCCATTTCACCTCATACGACAATCCACATCTTCCAAAGGATGAAATAGATAAAGCAAAAAGCACTCTCACGTCGGACAGATTCGCGCAAGAATATTTGGCTGACTTCCGCAAGACCGAAGGGCTCGTCTATAAAGAGTTTGACCGCGAACAACATATTTATTCTGATGCTGATGTAGAAGCAGACCCGATAAACAGAATCAAACTATTCGGCGGTGTGGACTTCGGCTTTACCAATCCTTGCGCGGTGCTTTCAATAGAAAAAGACAACGATTCAAGATACTTCATTACAAGCGAATGGTACAAAACACAACAGACGGACGCTCAAATCGCTGATTATGTTGCCGCGCTCAAATGGAATGAGTGCTATCCCGACCCCGAAAGCGCAAGTGGAATAGAAGAACTGAAACGCAGAGGAATAAATGTGCGCGAAGTAATAAAGAATAAAGACAGCATACGAAACGGAATCAACACAATACGCGAACTCTTCAAATCAAATCGGCTCTATATACACGAATCCTGTCAGAATCTTATATGGGAGTTGGAAACATACTCGTATCCAGACAGGAAATCAATGCATAATGAAGATGAGAATCCGATAAAGGAGAATGACCATTTGTGTGATGCCGCTAGATATGCGCTCTCAATGGAACAAACGATAGTATCTTCGGGAAGTGTCGTTATCCACAGGTCAGCAAATGTGGGATTTGCACGAATGAGGAACAGGTAGTGTGTGTTATACTCTTGACAATGATTGCTGACATCATAAAAGACAGTTCTCCAACCTCCTCCTATAAGCCGAGTAGGGATGTTATTGAGTTTACTTCAATGGTGAAAAAAGATTACGCTACTGGACATAGTATTTTGAATAGAAACTGGAACGAACTAAATGAATCATCCGTTTTGGAAGATATGAATAGGGGAAGGCGACTTTTCAACAGTTTTGTTGATGAATCATTTGAAGACCCGAACGATGCGTGGAAATGGCGAGGAACGCGCTCAATGGCTCGCAACAAAGGAATAGCGATGCACGCGAACCTTACAGCCGGCTATATGCTTCCTAGTTTCCAAGCGCAGAATGACGATGACGAAATAGACCGAGGCGTTTCGGAGTTTATGACCGACCTCGTGGAATGGATGGCACAGGACGAAAACTCCAACTACAAAGAAAACTTCCTTTCCCTCGTGTTTGCAATGGAAACCGACCCTGTTGTGTATCTCGGCGCTGAATATCAGAAAGTAATGCAGGACATAAAGATTAAGAGCGAAGACGGCAAATACACGAAGAAAGAAATACTAGACGAGGTGTTATCAGGATTCAAAGCCCCTATCTACACCGCAGACCAAATGCTTATTAGCAACGCATTTGAAAGGAATATCCAAAAGCATCGGTTTGTCATCACAAGAAAATGGATTGAATATCAAGAAGCGGAAGCAAAGTACAGCAAACACGAGAATTGGAATTATGTCGGCGCAGGACGACAAACGGTCTACAACGAAGATGATGGATTATTTTACGATATTAAAGACGATGAACATCCGTTTCTCGTAGAGGAAGTAACCTACAAGAACCGCAGAGAGGATTGTGAGGTGTGTTTTCTTGGTGGTGTGTATATGGGCAATACGAATGTAGATAACAACCCTATCAAGCACAGGGATAACTTCGGTGCGCCACGATACAACCTCCAACAATTCGGTTTCTATCCTATCGGCTCGCATTTCTTCTTCTACAAGTCAATGATGAATGCGATGCGCTGGGACAATGCGCTGTATGACGCTTCAACGGAAATCATCGCTAATAGGGCTATTCTTGACGCGGAGATGCCGATTGCCGTGTCGGGTTCGGACAAGGTAGATGGGGATATCATTTATCCGAATGCGGTGGTGGCGTTCGCGGATAAAGATACGAAAGTTTCGCCCCTTATGCCGCCGTCAAATCTCAACCCACTTATCGCTTCGCTCAATATGACCGCAGAGAGTATGTCCGAAGGAACTGTATCGGAAACAATCGCAGGGCAACTTCCCGCCGCCTCACAGAAAGCGTTTACAGTCGCGCAAGCGCAAGCCAACTCAAAGAAGATTAGCGGTGGCGTGGCGAAAGGACTCGCGGCTTCCATAGCCCGTTATGGACTTTTGATGGGAGATATAGCAATCAACAAACTTTCTATTCCGCAAGTGGACGATATTGTCGGCGAGCATACGAAATTGAAATACAAGAAGTTTATGCTCCAAAATAAGGAAGTCGGTGGACAACGAATGTCAAAACAGTTGATGTTCAGCGAAGAACTTATCGGCAAGGAAATGACCGAAGACCAAATGCGAATGGCGAATCTTGACCTCTACGGAGAATCCGAGAAGAA